TGGCAAAAGGGTATGACCATCAAAAAAGATAATCCAGGTGCTCGTAAATCATTTAGAGCAAGAATGAATTGTGACTCTCCGGGTCCAAGATGGAAAGCAAGATATTGGTCATGCCGCAAGTGGTAACTTAATTAACTTTGAGTTACATACTTATATAATACAATAAGTTTAACAAAAAACGAAAATTATGACAAGACTTAAAATTTGGTTCATCAATCTATGGAATAGATTATTGAACAAGACAACCATCGATGAAAGAATCGAAGAAACAATCGCTGAAACAAAAGAAAGATTCAACGAAGTAAAAGAAGAATTAAAAGATGTTGCTGATGAAATCTCAGACGTAGTATCTGCTGCAACGGGTAAGGTTACTAAAAGTAAATTACGCTCAATGACAAAAGCACAACTATTCACAGCTGCATTGGACGACCATGGTGTCGAGTTGGATTCTAAATTGAATAAGACAAATCTTATCAATAAGGTATACGAACTTTACAACAAGTAATTTGTGAAAAAGTATTTCGGAGATATCAAGACCCTTCTGATAGTAGTATTAGGAGTAATTATATTTCTGACACGTAGTTGTCAGGGTGGGTCTGATATTACCGAACCTCAAGTTATTACTGAAGTAGTTACACAATGGGACACTGTTAAAGTCGAAAAGACTAAGTATGTTCCCAAGGTGATAGATAGAGTTGTAGTTAGTATAGACACCTTTACCACACCAATCGATACGTTATCAGTTTTAAAAGATTATTACGCAAAGTATTTTTATACTGATACTATAAAGATTGACACTATTGGTTATGTTACTATCAACGATACAATAACACGTAATCTAATTTCATTCAGAGATGTTCAATCCAACATATTCATCCCAACAACTACAATTACTAATACTGTCTACCTCAACCGCCGGGAGTTTTTCGGAGGTATTTCGGTAGGTGGTATGTTAAATCCTGTACAAAATGAATCGCCAATAAATTACATTAGTGGTGAACTATTGTATATCAATAAAAAACGAAACGTATATGGGTTTGGATTAGGTGTTGACGCAGATTTCCTACCAATACTATCGGGTCGAATGTATTGGAAACTAAGTAAATGATATGCCAAAGGATATAAAAACGTTAGTTAGAGAAGAGTGGGTCAAATGTGCTAAAGACCCAACATACTTCTTTAAAAAATATTGTTACATTCAACATCCCCACCGAGGTAAGATTCTATTTAATCTATATCCATTCCAAGAAGAATTGATGGGTAACGTTAGTGATAACCGATTTAATGTAATCCTTAAATCACGTCAGTTGGGTATTTCAACAATGTCAGCCGGATATTCATTGTGGTTGATGTTATTTCACGAAGACAAAAACATATTGGTAATTGCAACTAAACAAGAAGTTGCAAAGAACCTCGTTACCAAGGTAAGGTTTATGCACGATAACTTACCATCGTGGTTAAAAGGTCAGACTGAAGAAGATAACAAACTATCCCTTAGACTTAAAAATGGTTCTCAAATCAAAGCAACTTCTGCCGCAGGTGATGCCGGTCGTTCTGAGGCATTGTCGATGTTGATTATTGATGAGGCTGCATTTATTAATAACGTAGAAGAGATTTGGACTTCGGCACAATCAACACTTTCTACTGGTGGTGGTGCAATTGTATTATCTACTCCTAATGGTGTTGGTAATTGGTTTCATAAAATATGGGTACAAGCACAACAAGGTGACCAATGGTTTCCAACCGAACTTCATTGGACAGTTCATCCGGAAAGAAACCAAGTTTGGAGAGATGAACAAGAGAAGTTATTAGGGTCTAAGGGGGCAGCACAAGAATGTGATTGTGACTTTATTTCATCTGGTCATACGGTAGTGGAGGGTTCTACTCTACAATGGTACGAAGAAACTTATGTAAAAGACCCAATAGAAAAACGTGGGTTTGATGGTAACTATTGGTTATGGGATTATCCAAACTACTCACGTGATTATGTAGTAGTTGCCGATGTCGCAAGAGGTGACTCATCCGATTATTCAGCATTCCATGTATTTGATGTAGAGACTGTTGAACAAGTAGCAGAATACAAAGGTAAGATTGATACCAAACAATATGGTGCAATGTTAACCTCAATAGCGTCTGAATGGAACAACGCAATGTTGGTGATTGAAAACGCAAATATTGGTTGGGCTGTAATCCAAGAAGTAATTGATAGAAACTATGATAACTTATATTACTCATATAGAGATGTCGGTTATATCGATGAGGATATCCATTTAAGAAAAGGGTTCGACCTTAAACGTAAAGAGGATATGGTTCCTGGATTCTCTATGACAAGCAGAACACGCCCTTTAGTGATTTCTAAACTCGATATGTATATGAGAGAGAGAACTCCTATAATACATTCTAAGCGACTCATAGAAGAATTGTTTGTATTCATATGGAATGGTAGTAGAGCTGAAGCACAGCGAGGTTATAATGACGATTTGGTGATATCATTCTCTACTGGACTTTGGGTACGTGATACGGCATTGAAATTAAGACAACAAGGTATTGATTTAACAAGAACTACATTAGGTCATATTGGTAAGTCAAGTACTGGTGTATATTCCAATAGAAGTATCGGACAAGACCCTTGGAAGCAAAAGGATACACATGGTAATGACAATGATTTAACTTGGTTACTATAAATTTGGTAGTTAAGTTTATTTTTTGTATATTTATAACTTGTAGAAGTATATACTTTTAGTTAGAGACACAATTATGGCAGATAAATCATTATTTAGTAGGTTAAACAAACTCTTCAACACGCAAGTTGTGGTTCGTAGGATTGGTAAGGGTAGAACCCAAACTATCGATACTCAAAGACTACAATCTCAGGGTAACCTACGTAGTTCATCTTACTATGATAGATTCGGTAGATTACACACCTCTCGTAAAAATTGGGAGACTTACAATAATCAATTTAATTATCATTCAAATAAATTAGAATTATATACTGATTATGAGGCAATGGATAAAGATTCCATCCTAAACTCAGTATTAGATATTTACGCAGATGAGTGTACACTTAAAAATGATATGGGCGATGTTCTTCGTATCAAGACACAAGATGAAAACGTAAAGAATATTCTACATAACTTATTCTACGACATTATGAATATCGAATTCAACCTATGGGCATGGATTCGTGGTATGAGTAAGTATGGTGATTACTTCCTTCATCTTGATATTGAAGAGGGTGTTGGTATTGTAAATGTATCACCAATGTCAGCGTATGAAGTAGAACGTGAAGAAGGATTTAATCCTGAAAACCCATATGAAGTAAGATTCAAGTTGGGTTCTATGGGTGCTGCTCACGGAGCAAGTGTAAATAAGAACGCGGATTACTTCCAATTTTATCAGATTGCACATTTCCGTTTGATGGCAGATACAAACTTCCTACCATATGGTCGTTCATTATTAGAAGGTGCAAGAAAGACTTGGAAACAATTAACTCTTATGGAAGACGCTATGATGATTCATAGAATTATGAGAGCACCTGAAAGACGTACATTTAAAATTGATGTAGGTAACATTCCACCCGGTGAAGTTGATAACCACATGAGAGGTATCATCGACCAAATGAAGAAAGTACCATATCTTGACCAAAACACTGGTGATTACAATCTCAAGTTTAATCTAATGAATATGTTAGATGATTACTATCTGCCAGTTCGTGGTGGTCAAAGTGGTACTGAGATAGATACATTAAGTGGTATGGAGTTTGGTGGTATCGATGATATCGAATACCTAAGAAATAGAATGATGGCTGCATTAAAAGTACCAAAAGCATTTATTGGGTACGATGAGTCAGTTGAGGGTAAAGCAACTCTTGCACAAGAGGATATTAGATTCGCACGTTCAGTTGAGAGAATCCAAAAGATTGTTCTTTCCGAATTAACTAAGATTGCAATTGTTCACTTGTATTCACAAGGTTACGAAAACGAAGACCTTGTAAACTTTGAGTTGGAACTTACAAACCCATCTATCATATACGAACAAGAGAAAGCTGCATTGTGGTCTGAGAAGGTATCGTTGGTATCTGATATGAAAGACTTAAAAATGGTTTCTCAAGAGTGGATGTATAAGAATATCTTCAATATGTCTGAAGAGGAATATGCAAAAGAACAATTGAATGTTATCAAAGACCTTAAACTTGGATTTAGACAAACTCAAATTGAAGACGAGGGTAACGACCCAGTTAAAACTGGTGAGTCATTTGGTACACCACATGATTTAGCATCGATGCACCAATCACCTAATGATGATGGTGGTTCGCCCGAAGGTGGATTTGATGGAGCAGGTCGACCTGAGAAGTCAGGTAACTATAAAACTGATGACAGTACATTTGGTAGAGACCCACTTGGTCAGAAAACTGATATCAAACCAGCAGCAACATATCATAAATATAAAAACTCCCCACTTGCATATGAGCAAACGGAGGCTTTAAAATCATCTTTAAAAAACGTTAAACGTAAGACAAACAAGATTTTAAATGAATCTTTATTAGAAGACGAAAAGACTGAATCGGGTTTATTAGACGAGAGAAATCTAATAGACGACACGATTTGATGAGTTTTTACATATTTATAAATTGGAATAGTAATAGATAAGGTTTACAATGGCCAAATTAAAACATAGTAAGTTTAAGAATACGGGTATTCTATTTGAATTACTCGTAAGACAAATCGCATCAGATACACTTGCGAACAAAGACTCACTTGCCCTCGAAATAATCAAGAAGCATTTCAAAAAGGGAACTGAGCTAAACAAAGAACTAAAATTGTATCAGTCTCTAACTAAAGAGAACTTTGACAATCAGTATCAAGCTCAAGAGTTTATTGATATCGTATTAAACGAACGTGTTAAACTTAATGAAGGTATCTTACGTAGACAAAAGTATAACTTGATTAAATCAGTCAAAGAATCTTTTATTATGGACGACTTTTTTAAGTATCGTGTAACAAACTATCGTGAGATGGCATCGGTTTATAAATTGTTTGAAAACAAATCAAACCAATCTCCCAAAGAGTACGTTACTTGTAAGACTACTATTCTCGAAACGATTACACGCAACAATGTTGAAATCGTAACTGAATCTACAAACAAAGAATATAACGAACAATCTAAAGAAGTTCGTATGTTAGCATATAAGTTCTTAGTAGACTCATTCAATTCAAAATACACAAATCTTTCTGAATCACAAAAGAAAGTACTACGTTCATATATCAACAACATCGATAACTCAGCTAAATTGAGAACTGTTGTGATTACTGAAACAAAACGACTGAAATCAGAATTTTCTAAATTAAATGTATCTGATAAGGTAGCTAAAATCAAATTGACTGAAACTGTAAATCTTATTGATAATATTACTAATTCCAAAGTAATCAACGAAAATCAGATTCTTTCAATTCTAAGATACCATGAACTATTAGATGAGTTAAGGAGAGTATCCAATGTCTAAATTTCTATTAGAACAATTAGAAGAAAAGTTTGAAGAAATGGAGTCGATGGAAACTCTTCAAGAAGAAGAAGATATTGATGAGGCTAATGTTACCGGTAATATGGATGGTGGGGCAGGTCCACCAAAAACTCCAAACGCTTTTTCTAAAAGTACTGATGAGGATGATTTGGATACCGACCACATCGAGGTATTAGGGTATAAGAAAGCTAAGAAGAGTAAATTAAATACGGAGTCCAAGACAATGAAGAAGTTGGAAGATAGATTAGAAGCTATAATTGAAGCTACTTATAGAGACTACAAAAAAGATGACTCTATGAAAGCACACCAAAAGGTTAATAAGTCAATTAAAGAGATTAACCGAATGATGTATGAAGTGGAAAAGATTGTAAACCAAAACACTAAACTCAAAAACGAGATGGGTGTATCTAACGAACAATACTGGAAGTCTACACAAAAAAGATTCGGCAAGATTTCAGAACGTATGTTAAAAGTTGCACGTAGTTTAAAAGAATTGAGTGCATAATATGTCGTGTGGGTGTAACAATAATAAAATAAACGAAGAACTCGAAGTACAAGACCTCGAAGATATCAGATTGATGATACGTAGAGAGCTTGCAAGAGTCTTCTTTGATTTATATCGTAAGAAAAAAGTGTGGGAAAGATAATGAAACAACTACTCGTAGATACAATGATTTTCGAAGTAACTCCTACGATGTTACAAGAAGCAAAACAACAACATGGTCGTTTCTTAGTAAATGGTGTGTTACAACGTGCTGATGCTAAGAATCAAAATGGTAGAGTATACCCACGTAATATATTAGAACGTGAAGTAAAGAAATACCAAGGACGTGAAATCAAAGAGAATCGTGCTTATGGTGAATTAGACCATCCTGAAAGTGGTGTGGTAGAATTAAAGAATACATCACATATTGTAAGAGACGTTTCTTGGAATGGTGACGATGTTGTAGGTACAGTTGAAATACTCAACACACCTGCAGGTAAAATCTTACAAGAACTCATCAAAGCAGATTGTACCGTTGGTATCTCATCAAGAGGTATGGGTTCAGTAAAACAAATTGGTGAAGATACTGTTGCGGTAGAACAAGACTTTGATTTGATATGTTGGGACTTTGTTTCCAATCCATCAACTCATGGTGCATTTCTTTCACCAACAAACGAAGGTGTACTTAACGAATCGTTTACCACTAAAAAGAATACTTATAAATACGATAAAGCCAATAACATGATGAGAGACATTATGTGTGAAGTTGGTGGATATTGTGAATGTGATTTTGGAGTTTAAATTATGAAATTAACAGACATACTAAAAGAATCTCAACACCTCGACTATCGTAGAATGAACGTAGGTGAGGATAAGGATGAAAAGGGAATGAGTAACGAAGAGAAACGTGAATTCCTCAAAGCTGTATCTGAATACAAAAAATTTGGTGAATCAATCTATCGTGCAGGTGACTTGGCTGAAGTATACGAATCTATTAAAGGTATCGTAGAAACTGCACAAACTGTAACACTTGAAGAAACTGGTGATTGGTTTGATAAAGTAACTGTTGGTAGACATATGAAGTCTATGAACGAATCTTTCAAAATGTTCTCTAAAACAATCGCTGAAGTAAACACCTTACAACAAAGACTTGAATCATGTTACGATGAGATGGGTGAAGTTCTTGGTAAATACTACGAAATCAAAGAAGGTAACGAGTTCGGAGCTGAAAGAGCTAAAGCAATTGCTAAAGGTGACGATGAATTTGAAGTTGATGGTAAGAAATTCCCAGTAAAAGACGTTGATAAAGAAGATAAAGAAAACGCAAAAGACTTTGCTAAAGAATCAGTAAACGAAGAGGATGCTTCAATGAAACTAACTGACATACTAAGTGAAAACAAATACTCAATCATCGACCCAAAGGGAAACCAAAAGGGTGTAGGTCCTAAAGACGCTGCCAATAAAATGC